CCGACATGCTCGCCAAATACATCGCCGCCGAACAGGCCGTGCTCAGCGGCCAGTCCTACGGCTGGGGCGATCGCAACCTCACGCTCGCCAATCTCGCCGAGATCCGCAGCGGGCGGCGCGAATGGCAGGCCAATGTCGATGCCGAAGCGGCAGCCTCGGCCGGGCGGGGTGGCCCGCGGCATTCGCTCGCGAACTTCTCCGGGGGCATCGAGTGAACATGCTCGACCGCGCCATCGCTCCCTTGTTCCCTGGCTGGGCCGCGGCCCGCGCCAAAGCCCGGTACCGCTTCTCGGTGCTGGCCTCGGCGTATGACGCCGCCAGGCCGTCGCGGTTGCGCAAGTTTCACCGCGACTATGGCAGCGGCGACTCGGTCACGCGCGGCAGCTCAGTGCCGCTGCGCACGCAGGCCCGGCACCTAGAGCGCAACAACGACATCGCCCGCGGCGCGCTGGGCGTCCTGGTGCGCAACATCGTTGGGCCCAACGGCATCGGCGTCGAGCCGCAGCCGCGCCGCACGGATGGCACGTTGCACGAAGAGTTCGCGCAGTCCGTCATGGATCTGTGGCGCAAATGGTGCGAGCGGCCCGAGGTTACCAAGGAACACGATTACGCCAGCGCGCAGCGCCTGATGGCTCGCACCTGGATTCGCGACGGCGAGCTGCTCAAGCAGTATTTGCTGGGCAACGTCAAGTTCTATCAATTCTCGACGGGCGTGCCCTATGCGTTCGAGCTGATCGAAGCCGACCAGCTGCCTATCTATTACGACGATCCGGCGCGAGGCATCACCCAGGGCGTAGAGAAAAATGCCTGGGGGCAGGCGCTTGCCTACCACGTCCTCAAGCACCACCCGGGCGATATCACCGTCTCGCTCACCAACAACAACCTCAAGCGCGTGCCGTCAAATTCGATGGCGCATATCAAGCTGGTCGACCGCATCCGCCAGACACGCGGCGTGAGCGTGTTTGCCTCCGTCATCGCGCGGCTTGAAGACATCAAGGACTACGAAGACAGCGAGCGCATCGCCGCCAAGGTGGCCGCGTCGATGGCCGCTGTGATCAAGAAAGGCACGCCGGAAGACTATGCCGGTGCCGGCGGCGAAATGGGCGGGACTTCCAGCAGCGCGCAGCCGCGCGAGCTGTCGTTCCGCGCCGGCGCGATCTTCGACGACCTGCGCCCTGGCGAGTCGATCGACACCATCGACACCAAGCGACCCAATTCCAACCTGGAGCCGTACCGCAACGGCCAGCTGCGTGCCGCCGCCGGTGGCATGAGCTTGTCGTTCTCCAGTCTCAGCCGCAACTACAACGGCACCTACAGCGCGCAGCGCCAGGAGCTGGTCGAGGGCTGGAGCGACTACGCCATTCTCAGCATGGAGTTCGTGCACCAGAGCGTGCGGCCGGACTACCAGAATTTCATTGCGATGGCGGTGATGAGCGGCCAGCTCAAGATTCCCGCCGACCTCGATCGCAGCACGCTCGATCACGCGCTTTATATCCCGCCGAGCATGCCCTGGATTAACCCGCTCGACGAAGCCGAAGCCTGGCTCACCATGGAACAGGCCGGCTATATGAGCGGCCCAGAAATCATCCGCAAACGTGGGGCGAACCCGCGCGAGGTCATGGAGCAGGAAGCCAACTGGCGGCGCAAAGCGGCCGACCAGAAGCTGGACCTGACCTCCGATCCGGCCGCGCCAGGCGCGCAGGCCCGCGCGCGCCGTCTCGACATCATGAAGTGAGGTACGCATGACCAAGCTCAACAAAGCTGTCACCGCCGCCGTGCAGTCGCTGATCGACGCCGGCCTGATCGACCGGGATAACTCCAAGACCGCTGCCCAGTGCAACCAGTTCGCGCTCGGGGAAGGCGGCACCTATTGCTGCGCTGCCGGCGATCGCCTGCAGCTGCGCGCCCTGCGCGACATTCGCGTGCAGGCCTTCGAGGCGGGCGACGCCGATGTCGCCTATGAGGCCAACCGTCTGCTCGCCGAGCTGGACCCGAACGACAACGGCTGGCAGGCGCAGGTCGACGTGCGCTACACGCCGGACGGCGAGGCCGAAGTCTACATCTACGGCAACATCGGCGAGAGCTGGGACGGCTCCTCCGTCTCGGCCATGGACCTGGTCGACGCGATCAACCAGATCGAATCCGACTACATCACCGTGCGCATCAACAGCGCCGGCGGCTCCGTGCCGGACGGCCTCGCGATCTACAACGCCCTGCGCCGGCATCCGGCTGCCGTGACCACCGTGGTCGACGGCTGGGCCGCCAGCTCGGCCAGTCTGATACTGATGGCCGGCGACACCGTCGAGATGGGCGCCAACACCCTGATGATGGTGCACGCGCCCTGGACGCTGGCGATCGGCAATTCTCGCGACATGCGCGAGCTGGCCGACATCCTCGACAAATGGGCCCAGGCCATGGCGTCCAGCTACGTGCAGCAGAGCGGCAAGACCACCGAGGAAATCCTCGGCCTGCTCACCGACGGCGAGGATCACTGGTACACCGCCGACGAAGCGAAAGCCGAGGGCTTTATCGATGCCGTTGTCGCCGCCGACCAGGCCGACCTGGCTGCCAGCTTCACGTTACCCGAACGCTTTGTGGCCCGCGCCCCGGCGCGCATCGCTGCAGCGCTCACCCCTTTCAACGCTCCCCGGAAACAGGAGAAACGCACCATGACTCGCAAGACCGACCCGGGCGCAGCGCCCGAGAACACCAACGTGGTAGACATTCAGGACGCGGCGGCCAAGGCTGAGCGCGATCGCATCAAGCAGCGCAACGCCGAACTGCGGGCGGCCGCCAAGCCGTTCCTCGACCAGCCCGGTGCCAAGGCGCTGCTCGACGAAGCCATCGACGATCCGGACGCGAAAGTCGAAGACTTCAACGCCAAGCTGCTGAACGTACTGGGCAACAACACCGCGCCGGCCGGCGCGCAGCCGCATATCGAAGCCGGCGAGACCGAGGCGCAGAAGTTCGCCAAGGGTGCCACCGCCGCCATCATGGCCCGCGCCGGCATGGCGCAGGACGACGTGCAGAACGAGTTCCGCGGCTTTACGCTCGGCGAACTCGCCCGCACCTCGCTGGTCCGCGCCGGCGTGGCGATCGACGGCATGGACCGCAAGGCCATCGTCGGCGCCGCGTTCACACACACCAGCTCCGACTTCACGCATCTGCTGGCAGACGTCGCTCACAAGTCGCTGATGAAGGGCGCCGAGGAAGCGGCCGAAACCTTCGAGGCGTGGACCACGCGCGGCATCCTGACCGACTTCAAGCCGACCCACCGTGTGGATCTTGGCACCTTCGGCAATCTGGTCAAGATCCCTGAAGGCGGCGAGTACCAGTACGGCACCATCGGCGACAGCGGCGAAGTCACGCAGCTGGCGACCTTCGGCAAGTTGTTCAGCATCACCCGCCAGGCGATCATCAATGACGACCTGGGCGCCTTCACGCGCATCCCGCGCCTGATGGGCCGGGCCGCGCCGCGCACTGTGGGGAACCTGGTCTATGCCGTGCTGACCGGCAACCCGGTGATGGCGGACGGCGTGGCGCTGTTCCATGCCAACCACAACAACCTGCTCACCGGCGCCGGCATCACCACCACCAGCGTCGACGCCATGCGCACCGCGATGGGCACGCAGAAAGACGGCGATGCAATTCTGAATATCCAGCTCGCCAACCTGCTGGTCCCGCGTGCACTCGAAGGCCAGGCCAATGTGGTCCGTGACTCGCAGTACGAAGTCGGCGCCACGAGCAAGAACAACACCGTGCCCAACAGCGTGCGCGGCACCTTCGAAGTCATCGCCGACGCGCGGCTGGATGCCGACAGCCCGACCGCCTGGTATGGCGCGGCCGCGCCGGGCATGCATGACACCATCGAAGTGTCCTACCTGGACGGCAACAGCGCGCCGCGTCTTGAGCAGCAGGACGGCTGGAAGGTTGATGGCGTCGAGTTCAAGGTCGCGCTGGATGCCGCGGTCAAGGCCCTCAGCTCGCGCACCCTGGCGAAGAACCCGGGCGCGTAACCACCGGTGACCGATGGGGATCGGCCAGGGACGGCCGCCTTTTCCAACCGATTCATGTAAGGCAGGAGAGTAATCATGGCCAAGAATCTGAAAAGCTACGGCGAGGTGATGGATGTCACGCTCACCGGTTCCGTCACCAGTGGCGACGTGATGATCGTCGGGGCCCTCGCGGCCATCGCGCTCAGCACCGGCGACAGCGGCGACACCATTGCCGCGAGCATCGAAGGCGTGTTCGAAGTCGCCAAGCTCAGCACCGACGATGTCGGCCAGGGCGACCAGCTGTATTGGGACAGTGGCAACAGCCAGGCCACGCTGAGTGACGGTACCGGCGCCAACCCGGCGCTGGGCAAGGCGTTTGTCGCAGCCGGCAACGGCGAGACCACCGTCCAGGCCAAACTGAACGCCTGATGGACTTCACGCCGCTGAACAAGGGGATGCTGGCGCTCATGGGCGAGACCGTTCAGGTCTCGACCCAGAGCGGCCAGCAGCCTATGACAGCGGCATACCGCGGCCCCTGGTCCGGTGCCACCACCGCCGGCATTTCGGTCGACCGGCCCGATCATGAGCTGCTCTGCGATCCAGTCGATATCAGCAGCCTGGGCATCGCCCGGCAGACAGAGATCACCGTGCGCGGCACGGTGCTCACCGTCGCCGATATCCAGCCGGACGACGCGGGCCTCACGCTGCTCACGCTGAGGGCGTACTGATGGCCGGTCTGCATCTGGAAGTCGACACGCGTGACATGGTCTCGCTCAACGCCCTGGCCAAGGCCTACGGCCAGCGCGGTTTGATCGCGGCCGAGCGGGCGCTCAAGAAAACGCTCAAGCGCACCGAGACCCTGGGTATCCGCGCCCTGGCCAAGCATGAAAACCTGCCCAGCAGCGTGCTGCGCCGGCATCGCGTGTTCCGCTCCAAGAAGATACGCGGCGCCGGAACCATCCGCTCGATCAAGTCCGCGCCGCTGAGCTTCAGCAGCTCGGTTAAGGGCAACGGGCTATCCGGCGACGTGTGGTTCGGTCTGCGCGATATCCCGGTGCGCTATCTGCTCAGCGACTCGACTCGCGCCCGCTTTCTGGAGCGGCCGCCGAAGCGTGGGCTGCGCATTCGCAAGCGGCACTATCCGCATGCCTTTGCGGCGTTGGGGCAAAACGCCAATTTCGGCATCTTCGAGCGCGAGGGCGCCAGCCGCCTGCCGCTGCGGCAGGTGACCACGCAATTCAGCCGGGGTGCCACTGCTGCCCTGCGCAGCATCATGCCCGAGGTCCGGCCGATTTTCCGCCGCACCCTGGTGCAGGAATTGAACTATGCCGTTAACGTCAAACGCTAACCTGGGGGGATACGTGACGGATGCCGCCGAAACCAA